ACTAACCCTTGAGCACTAAACCCAGCGATTATATTTTGTACATTTGCTATCACACTAATGTCAGGCCAGAAAGGCACATTTTGTCCACTAAATAAAACTTCAAGCACAATACCTAAAGCGATAAGTGAAACACCTACATCTGCTAATGAAGCTGCCCAGCCTTTTATTTTACTAATAATTTCCATATATAGTCTCCTTTATATGATTTGATATCTCAAACTATTCATAGTATAATAGTATTATTTATATTAAAAAAGGGTTAGGATAGAACATCCTAACCCTGGCATAAAGAAACAGGTGGAGAGATTAATCTTCCTCTGCTAATTTTGAGAAGTAATCTAGTGTATCATCACCATCATCATCCTCATCTTCACTAGCAACCGAAGTATCTGCTGTTTCGTTTACTACTGGTTTACTAACTGTTGGTGATGTAGGTGGGTCCATAACATCTTCAGCTGTACCAGTATTCCTGACACCACTTAAAACTTTATCAAGTTTCGCTTTTAACTCATCATAAGATTTAAAGTTTTCAGGTGCAAGAAATGGTTTTAATGGATACTGTTTGTTCCATAATTCTTCTATAGCCTCATCATTATCTCTGATAGTAGATGGACTATCGAACTCTGATTTATCATAATTCCAGTAACCGTCAACTTTTCTGATTTTTAGTTTAAAGTTTGCACCTTCCCAAAAATCAAATGGGTTGATAGGTTTCTCATCTTCAAATTCAGGTTTCATCGCCTCAGTAATTTTATCAAATATCTTTTTACCGAACTTGAATAATTTTACTTGACCTTCATTCTCAGGATGTTTAGGATCACTAACGATCAAAACATTTGCAATATAAGATAGTTTTCTTTTTCTCTTTCTTGCAATCTCTTTGTCAGCGTCAACACCAGAGTTCCAAAGTAAACTGTTTGATTCACTAACTGGATCTTTCTTGTTAAGTGTTGTTAAACTATTCTCAATATACCAGCCACCAGGACCTTGAAATGCGTGTGACCATAGTCTTGCCCATGGTAAATCTTCATCTTTTACAGCAGGTAAAAAACGAAATACTGCATAACCATTACCTGATTTATCTAGTTCTGGTTTCCAGAATCTATCATCTTGATATGAGTTTGATTGTTTTTGAGGTTCGGCAACTTTGTTTAGTTCGCCTATGAGTGTGTCTAGATTAGACTTTGACCTTTTTAAGGCCGCAATACTTGTATTCATATTTTTTCTCCGTATGTTAATTGTATGTTATTGTATATATTTTTGTCTGTATAAATCGACATAATTATTTATAATGCGAAATAGGTGGGACTAGGATTTACCCACAAGTGAGAGACCGGATACCATTCCTATCACCCCCACAACCTGCCCTACTATGCCTAGTATGTGATTCACAGTTGGTAAGACTACAAACCTGGGTGCAACCCCTGGACAGTCAAGTTCGACCCTCTGGTGAAAGCCTCTTCCTTGCACTATAAAAAGAAAGTAATTAATTTTCTTTTGCATTATCTGTATTATAACACATTTGTTGATCCTTGTCAAGCTGTGCTACAAAATTTTTACAAACTTCTATCATAATCGGTAAACCATCACCATCGGTAAACTCTTTCCAAAGAGTACCCTCATGCTCATATCCACAGTTTTGGCATACACTCATATTTTCTCCTTTATTTTTTCATATGACATTGTAATCGGACCACTCCAATCACGCTTTGTATGAACTGCACCTAATTGAAAACCACTTCCTTGCCAAGGTTTTTTAGGTGTATTAACACAATAAAATTCTTTGATACCAAATCCATTTTCTTTCATATCTCTTATTCTTCTTTTTGTTGTATAATGATTTATGGTAGTGAGATAAACTATATTGTCTGCAATTCTCATCCCATGCTCTAAAAAAATTCTCATCTTCGACCATGGTGGATTTGTAATTATCCAATCAACTTTTTTATTATACTCTAAGAAATCTTTGCCCTCATCTATCTCACACCAATCTTTGTTATCTGTATTATAGTTATCGTAGAATGCCCCTTCACCTCTACATGGGTCAAGTATAAGTCCAGTAGGTTTATAATGCTCAATAATATTTTTTGCCAGATAAACTGGTGTCATCACAATGTCTGCTTTTGGCCTGTTTTTTGGCGGACAAAATGCTCTAGACATTACACTGGTTTTACTAATACTTTTGGTAGTATATCACAATTATATGATAATGTTCTTCTCATTTGTTCTGTTTGTCTAAATGGATAAACAGCATGAACTAATGTATATGGGAATATAAAGAAGTCTCCTACTTTTGGACTTATTCTCATTTGAGACATTGATAACGAATGTTGATTACCACCGATAAATTCTAAATGACCATTTGCAGGTTCATGATTATTTGTATATTCTTCGCCGTATGTATCTGGCACTTTTAAAAATAAAACTGATGATAAACCTACTAAACTATTTTTACTAGAATGAAAGTGAGCAGGATTATATTCGCCTGCATACATATCATTTACCCAAACATTGTCTAAAGATAACTGATGAGTATTCACTAATACTGAGCCTGATCTTTTCATATACTCTTGAAAACACATCATAAAGGTGCCTTTTATATCATCATTTAAAATAGGATTCAGTAGTTTCTCTTTTTTAATTTTACCTGCAAGTTGAGGATTCCAGTCAGGCATACTATCGCCTCTTTCATCAATCGCCTTGTTTACAGCTTCAATAAAATGTTCAGGCATTTCTAATTTAAGAATTATCTCACCTAATGTAAATACTTGTGTCTTTACCTGTTTACCTTCTTCACTCATTATATCTCCTTCATTTTATCTCTCAATGAGATTTTATACTTTGTAATATTATATGACAAAAATGGTTTGTATCTTTTCATTCTATCGAATAACTTAGGCCATAATACCTTTTCTGTAATATTCTTATTTAATTTTTTTGTAAACTTTAGTATATCATCTAAAATTATTAGAGTTTCAAAGTTTATCTTTTTTGCTAGAAACATTTTAACAATATGTGGATGCTGACCATCTACTGATAAGAATAGGTCATTAAATTTTATATCTTTTGTTGTCATTCTATCTATAATATAATCAATATCTTGTTCATAATAATAATGTAATGATTCTATTTTTTTAGACCATTGTTTATAATGTTCATCGCCAGCTTTACCGATGATGTCACCAACCCATAGATTAGTATTAGAAACAAAATTGCTAAGGAAGTAATTAACAATAGACTTATTGTCGTAAGATTTACTAAGCCTATGAAAGTAATACCTATCCCTTCTTTTAGTAAAAGTTTCCAGTCTTGCAGTTGTTCTACCGTTGTGTTTATGAAAGTCGTAAGATTGGTTTTTACTTGTGAAGTGGAGTTTGATTGCCAGATAGATTTTATATACTTCAAAACCATTCACTTTATCCTGACAATACTCCTACAATCCATAATGCTGCCATAATCGCAATACCTATTTCTGCACCTGTCATAATATATCTCCTTATATTGGTAATTTTGCTGTTTTTTCTTTTAACATATTCAGACCTTGTGCCTCATATGCTATCTTTTCTTTTAAGTTTTTATTTATCATAGATTTAGTTGTAGATGGATCTATATTATTTTTTTCACAATATAAAACTACAGCGTCTATATAACTAATTCTTTTTGTCTTTACTATATCTTCTATTAGTAAAGCAAATTTATTTGGTGTAACTATCATATGATAATATTATACTATATTTTTTTAGTTTTGTCAAGGTCTGATCTACGAATTGTTGGATCATAAATCTCTTTTGTTTGCTCACAACCTGACATGAAACCTATGCCGTAAGCACAAGCGACTAAAACTGCTACTGGTAAAAGAACGGTAAGTATTTCGTACATAATAATCTCCTTGTATATGGTGCCAGTTTCTGTTGCAAGGCACTGGCTAACCCCTAACGACCTAGGCCGCTAATGCAAAGTTATTATAGTTTGCGTTTATATAAATTTTAAGTCTTCCGACTATCCTCTCCAATACGATTTCTAGTCAACGGTCGATCCTATTTCGCCCCCATAATTTTTTGGTGGAGGCGTAGGGTACTGCCCCCTAGTCCCTATTGTTTACTTTCATTATCTTCACAGAGAATCTTCTAGTGGTATTCTACTACCATCATGATTAAAAAATTGCCAGTCTAATCCATAGCCTAATATGCAACTTACGTTTGAACCATCAGGTCCTAAGCCAGGCATTGTCATTATAAAACTACCACTATTTCTTTCAGCATTGTGTCCAAAAGATAATATACCTAAAAGTTCACCAAATGGTTGCCCATTTTTTCTAATCTGTCCTATTGCAATTTGTGATTCTCCCATCATTTTAGACGAGGCGTCTAACACAAATTCTGTTACACCACAAAAAACAGGAATACTTTGCTCTAGTAAACCCTCATATTGATAATTAGGTTCAGGTGCTTCGGGTGGTAGTTCAGGTCCTGAATTAGGTATTGATCTTACCTCTTTAGTAATAATCATGAAAAGAATAACTATGAAAGCAAGTTTCATAAAATTAATCAGTCTTAAATTTTTCATTGAACTCCTTTATTGCAGGTTCTAATAAAGGCAAATAATCTTTTTTATCTTTTATAAAAGTTTGAGTAGCGCCATCTTCGGTGACTATGAGAATTACAACTTGATCTATTTTTCCTTTGAATCGTTCTTCGTACATCTCACAATAAGCTGCACCTTGAATAAAATAGTTTTCTACCCACTCCTCTTTCTTTTCTTTTGAAGAGGTTTTAAAATCTATAACAGAAAGTTTACCTTCATATTCTGCTATACAATCCACACGACCTGCAACTCCCCATTTGTCGCTGTAAAGGCCGCCTTCTTGTAATACAATATTATTTATCTTGTCTAGTTCAGGTTTTAGTATGGCAAATAGTGCGACAGGTAGCACATCTTGTTTTGATAGTTCTTCATTGTTTAGATAGTTTTCGACTAGAGTATGAAGTGCTGTGCCTCTACTTGCGGCTGATCGCATAATTTGATTAGCGACATCATTACCAACTGACTGACGCCATTTAACTATGCCGTCTTTGTTTCTATCAGATAAAACTGTGGTAATCGAAGGATACTTATTACCTTCAGGCGTGATATAAAATCTCTTACCTTTGATCGTTTGAGTGGTTACTTCTGGTAAACTAAAGTCTTTGTCGAAGGATGATAAGTCAACATGATTAAATGTTTTCATGTCGTACCTATCTTTTAAAAAAGTATTCATTTGATTCATAATATAATTATAACAGATTTACTTGATTAAGTCAAGCGCTAGTTTGGTAGTTTCTTCAACTCGTCTAGTCCAACCTTTACCAAAAGTATCAAATGTAGATAAACCCTCATAATATTCTTGTCTCATTGTTTGGTATTTTTCTATTGTTTCTTCAATAGTATTTTCTTTTACATACTCATTTACTTTTGCTAAAGTCATAGGTCCGATACCACCATCAATCGTGGTGCCGATCATTCTTTGTAAGAATTTTGCTGCTCTGCCTGGTCCTGCATTTACACCGAAGTCAAAAACACACAGGTCTAATCCACCAGGTAGATCATCACATTTCATTTTACCCCAATATCTATCTATGTAAATAGGTGCAACGTCAGCGACTAATAAATCTTTCATATCTTTAGTGCCACCGTATTCTTCATATACTCTTTTTGTTACACCAAGATTTGTTTCGCCACCAGGATCTTTAGGGTGATTTACATAACCACCTTC